CGTGCCGCGCGACGCTTGCGATCTTCTCGCTCAGATGGTAGCTCGAACAGGAAAGAAAAAATTATGCCGCCGCAAAAACCGACCGCCGCCGTGACAAAAATTGTGATAATGATTTGTAATTCCATGTCCATCTCCTTAGTTGATGTAGCCATTCTAGCAGAATGGGCGAGCGGCGCAACCCCCTATTGCAATTATTTTATGTGAATATTCCCATAAAAAAACAGGGGGAGGGGGGTTAAAAGACTTGACAAGCGCGATCTCGCGCGGGCACCCCCACACGTACAACTTTGGGTATTTTCGTACCTCGGAAAAAGAGGGCTTGACAAAGTAGCTCAAATAAAATATACTTCAATCAATCGGAGAAAAATTTATGACAATTACACTGAATTGGACAAGCTATGAAGGCAGAGAGGAGCTATACGCCCCTCCTGAAGATTCTGATGAAATCGGAGGACTTCGCACAAATTATTATAAGCTAGGAACTTGGCACAGCGAAGAAGGCTCCGGAAACATAGAAGTTCCTTGTAATGAGAATGGCGAAAGTATCTTAACAGATGAAGAGATTGTAGAACAATGGCATCTGTAGACGTAAAACTCACTACCAAGTTTATCGAAGTTGGAGTAGTCAGCGGTGCGTTTACTACGACTTATGGATACAATTCTTTCGATACAACGCAAGCAGGCGACTGTAATGAAGTTGCGAATGGAAGCACTGATACTGCTATTCCAAATGTTTATGGCGGCAGTGATAATATAACAAGAGCCCACCACTTAATCTCCTCGGGCGGTGGATTTACATACTTATTCCTAGACAATGATTCTAATAGTACTTGGTCCAAGCTTCGTATAGGCTCTTTTAGTGCGGAGAGAACTTATTTAAGGTCTGCCGCAACCTTTACTGACTTGGGCACTGAGGGTAGATGGTACTGGAGCGCAACTACTAATAGCTATGGAACTACAGCCGGAGCCGATGTTCCGCTTACAATTCTTGGAACTGTAGAAAATGCTCTTACAAGCGTAGCTCAACCCAATACCTCGATAACTTCAGGCGATACTTCAGAACCCTGGCAAATAAACTCAGGAGGAGGAACTAGCGGACAAAGATATCGTATAGTTCTTGTTTCAGGAACAAACGCCGACGGGGACTCTGCGGGTGCGATTTTACAGTATGGCACTTATACCGGCGCATCCCTTACTCTTACTTTAAACAACGGCGATCTTCCTACAAGCGGAAATACTTGTAACTATAAAGTTGAAACGTCTACAGGTAACTCAGCTTTTGTAGAAACTGAAAGCGGATTCTGGGCAGATTGCACAGGAACTGGGTCGACGTTTAGTATAACTCGAGCCGCTGGAATTGTAGCTCCCGTCATCAGTAGCGTTACAAATAACAACGCGTCCTCGCCAAACGTAACTGCAACTGTTAACCTATCAAGTAATGGCAGTGGAGGAACTCTTCAGTACGCACAAACTACTGGAACCGGAGTTCCCTCTACAGGTTGGCAATCGTCTGCAAGTTTTACGCAAGCTCGAGGAACCACACGATATTATTGGGCTTCGCAGGCTACAAATACTGCAGGAGCTTTCGACGGGCCTGAAACAGAAGTTGTAGGGTATATTTCTCCAGACACTACAATTAGTGTAGCATCAACAAGCATAGAAATTACAAGTAGTGCTACAAGCTTTTCCCAAACAATTTCGAATGAAACTGGAAGCTCTACGGCTAATTCTACAATAACTGAATATAGAATAAAAGACTCGAGCGCCACTCACGAAAGTAGAACGAACTACGGAAGTATAACTGTAACAGATGCTCCGACTACTGAAGGAATTCCAAAGTCTTATTCAGTTGAAGCAAGAGTTACAAGTGCAAATGGAGGCAGCGGTTCTTTCATTAACTGTTCTGGCTCTTCTTTTACGGTTACAAAAACTTCCTCTTCGTCAGGTAATGATCCTACATTAGACACGTACGGATTAGCGATCTATGATAACAACGGAGACTTAATAACTTCTTTCACTGCAGGACATACTGTACTAAGAAAAGTATTTGTCACATCTTCAGCGGTTGCACTAAGTACAAGCACTCATACAGATATAGATACCGGATTAACTGGAGTAACAACGAGTAACTGTGTTATAGCATTAGAGGGTGAAACAAGCACTCAAGGCACTACGGGGTCAGTAAGACTTCCTGCAACTTTTGTCACTGGAGGAAACTCAAACATACATGTTCGCGTAGGAAGAGTTACGAGTGCACAGAGTGTAAACGTAGAGGTACTACAGCATTCAGGAGCTACATTAGGAGTTGCTTCAACAAGTTACGGAATGAGTATAAAAAATGGAAATGCAGAAACTGTAATTGATGAAAACTCAGAAGTGTTTAGTGTTCGTGAAATAATTGATATAAATACAAGTTTAAGTACTCAAGTCTTGTATTCTACAAGCACAACTAATTTTATATACTTAGAGCTAACTCAGGGAAGGTACCCAGGTTCTGCAGGGCCGCCTGTACCTGCAGTAAATTGCAGTCAATCTGTTTTAATAATTCCTCCTATTTTGACAGGAGTAAAGCACCCTGATGGGTCTTACAAAACAGTGCTCTTAACTATGCCAAAGCCTACTAGCTTATCAAACTTTAAATTGGCCATGCTTGTTCCTGCATCTTCGTCCCCAGAGTACTATGGAGGTTCCGCTTCGAGTTATGGACTTGAATTTAGAAATACGTCAGGAACCGTCATTTGGAGAAGTGACTTTAAACAAGCAATTGCAAATAACATCATAGATGCAAATCAGTTTACTTCAGGAACAAATCAAAATGGTAACTACGATGTTACAACAGGACGAGACGGAGTAATTGCTCCTGTTGCAACAACTTCAGATTTTGAACTCAATCTACTTAGCAGTGATACTTCTGTCTCCCTTACCGGACTAAATGAAATGGATCCTGCTAAGTCTTATGTTTCCGGATCTCTTACAGCAATGTTTGTAGACTACTATAAAGGCAGGTATCTGGACCCAGAACAAAGTATTGATACTCCCTCTGGAGGAGGACAACATTTAGTAGGACTAAGAGTAACCGGCAATACAACAGCTACTTTAGGAACCTATAGATTTAGAGACGGGTCAACCAATACTAGTAGTTACGGACAAAGAAATCCCCAAAGCTACCACCCAGAAGGGAACTTTGTAGTATTTCGTATAGCTTAGAAAAATATTCCTTGACATTGAACCCCCTCTGACATATAATTGGAGAATAAGAAATTGGAAACCCCAAATGTTGAAAGTAACTTATAAACATTGGAAAAGTGGAGCCATACTGGAAACAATCGGAACTATGCCCAAAGGAGTTAATAACGGGCTGAGTGACCGCATTGTTGTGAAACAAGCAGACGGCACTTATAGAGATATTATTAAAACAACTATTATAAGGGTAGAGGAATGCAACCCAAACTAAATTATTTATTTGCTCTATTATTGGTAGCAGTTCCAGTACTAGCGCAAGAAGAGACAACAGAAATAGAACCGATTGTTACAGAGTCGACAGTAACTTCCAAGACGGATACAACGTTGAAGTCGCCTCCACCATCGGCAATAAGTCCTACAATCAACACAAGTAATAGCGACTTATGTACTTTCGGCGTAGCGGGTGCGGTGCAAACTCAGATACTCGGTGTATCAACCGGCACGCAGATTACGGACGATAACTGCGAAATGCTGAAAAACGCGAAAACTTTGTACGATATGGGAATGAAAGTTGCAGCGGTATCAGTCATGTGTCAGGACCAACGAGTATTCGATGCAATGATGAATGCTGGAACACCTTGCCCCAAAGATGGATTGATTGGGGAACAAGCAAGAGCAGCATGGGAAGTATCGGATGAAGAAGAGCCTGAAGAGCTCAAGGAAAGAATAAGGGAACTTACGAGTGACGAAAAGACTCTCATTGGCAGTGGCATCGTTGCTGCTCTGGCCCTCCTACTCTTACTCTGAGGAAGTTTACGGCACGACCAACAACGCAGCCCAGTTTGGGTTAAATTGGGTAATGACAAATGTACTACCCGAATATACAGGTCTACAAGTAAACGGATTAGTGTATCAGTACACGGCAGTAAAAGATCCTGAAAGCGGAATGATTGTATACGTACAGAATGAATATGCAGATGGTAGTGGATATATTTTTCGAAATGCGGATGACTGGACAGGACTACCAGGAAACACTATAAGACGAAAGTTTGCGTTTCCAAACCTATCTGGAGAACTCTGGGGCCCTGGCTCGATAGAAGTCGAAGGTACAGGAAGTGTTGTTGATCCTTCAGTGGTTTATACATATAAGTATGATCCTTGTTTTGACCCACAATCAAATCCAAGCTGCCCCGGATACGAAGAGCAGGTTGAAGTACCGGAGATAGATTTTTATGATCCGCTCGAAGACCAAATGGTTATAGATGAGTTGGCTCGACAAGCAGAAATTGATCGCGAAGAAGAAGAGGAAGATAGACGACGTAGGCAAAGAGAGAATCTTATAGATAATACTCTTGAAAAACTACTAAGTGACGATGGACAAAATCCCGGATTGATAGATCCAGTAGCCGAAGCCATGGCTCTCGCACTTACATCTCGTGTACTTCCTAAAAATTATTATGGTATTCTAGAAGGTAAGGAGTACTTAGATAGTGTTGTACTCGATGGAGGAACTATTGCAGACAACAGTAAAGCTCGACGAAGTAATTTAGCACAACAACTACTTCATCAGCAAATGGTAGACTCCCAATATGAGTCAAGTCAACAGGAGAATAAGTAATGTTGAAACCCGTAATCATTTTAGCGTCCTCACTTCTAGCAACAGAAGCGCTAGCACAAACAGAGATTGTCGGAAACGTAGATTCAAAGTGTATTATCATTAGTGAAACACCAGGAGTTTATGGTAACCCGAATCCTTATCAACTTACCACTACACCTACTGATGGTGGAGTACAGCCAATCATTCGATATGACGTACTTGCAGCAGACTACTACAAAGCTGTGATCGAGCATCCGATTGATTTTTCTTCAGCCCCTACACTCGACGATGTAGTGAATTGGACTGGAGACGTTGAAGTATCAGAAATGTCAGACACAAACATGGCAGACTACGATACAAATAAAGTAGAGTATAATAATACGCACGAATATGAAATGACCGTTGCAGGAAGCACATGGTTTAAGATTTCATCTCTTGCGGACTACGGCTTTGCAAAATCGTTTCCTGCAGGTACATATACTGCAGTAGTTGAAGCGGAGTGTATTCCTCTTTAATGAAATACTTAGTTTTACTCCTATTGTTTGCAAGTGGGTACGCAAGTGCCCACGAGCTTACACCTACGTATCCTAAGTTACGTTCGTCGTACCTAGAAGATGTACTTCAAACTAATTTAAAAATGTGGAATGCTCGCGGAGATGTAAAATATTATAAGATCGAAGTTACGGACGAAAACTGGAATGATGTCCCATTTATAACTGATGAGAAAACATTTAAGTTAGAGCACTTCGAACACAGAAATATTGAAATATTTCTTCCAAGTGACACAACTGCCACCTACATATGTACCAAGTCACTTTTAGAAAAAGGTAGCGCGCAGAAAAGTATTGTATCATCGAAAGTTTGTTCAAAGATTAAGTGAGGCCTCATATGAGACTCTTATACATTTTATTGCTCATTCCGAGCGTTGCTTTCGGGCAATCAGTGAATCTGCAAATGCCACAGTCTGCACAGAGCTACCAGTCCGATAGATTCCGTCATGGAGATATGGATTGCTCGAATGCGATTGGATCATCTACAAACTTAGAGTTTGGAGTACTTGGACTTATTGACGAACCAGAGTACATTACACAAAGCTATAACACAGGTGGTACTTCTACTGGAGTATACGCTCGTATAACAATACCACTTAATAAACCAAAAGAGAGAATAAATTGTAATACATTATACCAACTTGCACTAGAACGAGAACGTCTCGAAGTGCAGCGGCTCAAACAGGAGGTGGCGAACTTACGTGCGCTTCAGTTTGAAAATGACAAATAAATGGCAGAATTTGAATTTGCAGGAATGAATTTTAAGGGCGGAAAGGCTGCAATAGTCTTTACTGCCCTTTCGACTTTAGGAGGCGCTCTCTGGGCAGGTTTTGAATTTTATGCAGACTACATGAATATGCGAGAGATTGTAGCTAACATTGATGTGGGCGTGATAGAAAGTAGAAACGCTGTAATTGAAACAAAGCTTGATGAAGCCATAGTGTATACTCGAGACATTAAAAATTCTCTCAAAGATGATATTACTCGAATTGAACGAGTCTCGGACTCTGCAGCTTCTCGAGTAAAAGATCTTCAAAGTGACGTAGATGACAGACTTCGAGCTGTGTCAGATCTTGCTCGAGAAACTGAAAAAGATGTGCGAGATACGATGCGAGACCTAGAAACTCGTATTGAATCCGATATGGAAAAGCTCGAAACAGATCTTGAAAACAAACTACAAAAAGCCTTAGACAATCCCTTAGCGGACTAAGGTACCAAAAATAATTCTTGACTTTGCAACTGGTATGGAGTAGAATTGCAACATGGGTAAAGAAGTTACTACAATATCGCCGGAAGGTCTTGAAATTGCGAATTGCTATTTGCAATATGGAAATATACGTGCTGTATGTGAATATATGGGCGTACCTGAAAATCAAGTGGTTGAACTACTTAACAAGCGCGAAGTTAAAAAATACATTGATACGGTATACCTCGATATGGGGTACCGTAACAAAAATAACATTGCGGTTGTACTTGATGAAATGATCGCTAGCAAGCTAGAGGAAGCGCAAGAAACAGGAGTTTATTCTTCTAAAGATTTAGCGGACTTACTACAGATGGCACACAAAATGCGCATGGACGAAATCAAAGCGCAAGCTGAGTTACTAAAAGCCGAGACGACCAGTATTCGTAATCAAACTAATGTTCAGATTAATGATACAGCTCTTCCATTTGGACAAGGCAATTATGGTAAACTTATGGAGAAGCTGTTAAATGGACCTGAATGATAGAGTAAGAGAAATTGAAGTTGAAATGGCTCAACACGAGGCACAGTGCGAAGAGCGCTGGAAAACAACTTTTAATAGGCTCACGGATATAGAAGACTCTCTAAAACGAATCGAGAATAGAATTATGGTAGGCGCTGGAAGCCTCATAGTTTTCCTCGCAGGAGTAATTGTAACATTACTCATGGGATAATGGGTGAGACAACCAATTGAATATGAATTTCAACCAAAAAGGAGTAGATTTTTAAAGGATTTTGTTTTTGCATGCTCTATAGGATTTAATATAGGGCTGGCACTAGGGCTACTAATGTTAGCCTTCTCATAGGAAATAATTATGGAAATTTTTGAAAGAAAAGGGAGCTGGTATGTTGCAGGAAAAGGACGACCTTACCCTACAAAAGCAAAAGCAGAGGCAAGTACAGAGGCAAGTACAGGTGTATTATTGCCTCTACCAGAAGTAAGAGAGTACGACTCAATAGAAGAAGCCATTAAAGGCGAAGACGATTTAATCGCAGAGGAAGACTAGTGCCAGCAGGAAAAGGAACTTATGGTAAAAAGCGCGGACGTCCAGCAAAGAAGGGTGGTAAAAAGAAGAAGTCTATGGGCGGCTTGACTGCAAAGCAGATGAAGCTACCCCCAGCGTTGCGTAAAGCAATCATGAAGAAGAAGCGTGGCGGTAAGAAGAAGTAGAAAGACTGCAAAAAAGCGCCCCGTGCCTACAAATAAGAAGTTGTATGCACGAGTAAAAGCACAAGCAAAGCGCAAATTTGCTGTATACCCTTCTGCTTATGCAAATGGCTGGCTAGTAAAAACATATAAAGCCAAAGGCGGTAAATACCGCATGGGAAAGTAAAATGGAGTTTTTAATTGGATTTGTTGTAGGTGCGGGGACGCATTGGGCCTGGAAGAAGTGGGGCCATAAAATGCAAATGTAATGGCTAAACCTAAAAGTGGTTTAACTAAATGGTTTAAAGAAAAATGGGTAGATATTTCCCGTCCGAAAAAGGGCGGGGGCTATCAGCCTTGCGGTCGAAAGACTTCTAAGAAAGGAAAATATCCAAAATGTGTTCCTGCTTCAAAAGCGGCACGTATGACAAAGGCTCAGAAGAGATCAGCTATACGACGCAAAAGAGCAGCAGGTAACCCAGGAGGAAAGCCGACTATGGTGAAAACATTCGCCAAGCGGAAAGGGAGAATGAGACGTGGCGGCAAGAAAAGGTAAGAAGCGCGATCCACGACTAGCTCGAGCAAGGGTAAAAGGGTTCAACAAACCTCGTCGAACTCCTGGGCACCCCAAGAAGTCCCACATCGTCGTAGCTAAAGTAGGTGACAAAGTCAAAACGATTCGATTTGGCCAGAAAGGTGCTAAAACCGCAGGAAAACCCAAAGCTGGCGAAAGCGCGGCTATGAAAGCCAAGCGTCGCAGTTTTAAGGCTCGTCATGCGAAGAATATCGCAAAGGGTAAAATGAGCGCAGCTTATTGGGCCGATAAGGTAAAATGGTAGTGTTTGAACGTCAACTAAAAGAATTAAACTCAAGCTGGGCGTATAAGTATGATATTGATCAGTATGCCCAACGTGAATACTGGCAAATTATGAAAGAGCACCCTTACGTAGGAGACTGCGAAGATTATGCACTTACATTGCTATACTTAATTAGTGGTAAGTCTATGTGGAAATTTTGGTTTTATTTAATTACTGGTAAAGCACAAATTCGTAGAGTTACTACAAAAAATGGAGGAGGGCACGCTGTTCTTCGTTTTGGAAAAATGTGGGCAGATAACTGGACTAAAAAGTTTGTTACCTGGGAGGAAATGGAAAAACTAGGGCATAAGAAGTATTACTGGTTTTACCTTCCTCAAGACGTAGCACTAAAACTTGCTACGGCTAGATGGAAAAAGTAATGGGGGAAGACTTAGAAAAGGCAGGGTATCATCCTGCGGATGTAAACGGCGACCGAAAAGTTGACGATGATGAAAAAGCAATGTATCTTGAGTTTAAGCGAAAAGAGTTTGAAGACCAAGATGCAATGCGAGATGCTCAACGAAAAATGACGTGGTTTGCTTTAGGTGGAATGCTTCTTTACCCAGCTACTGTTATGATGACAGAAATGCTAGGGTTACATCAAGCAGCAGAAATTCTTGGCTCTATGGCTTCTGTGTACTTTGTATCTGTAGCTGGTATTGTAGCCGCTTTCTTTGGAGCTCAAGCATGGTCTGGCAAAAAGTAGTACCCATACTACTTTTAAGCGGGTGCGTTGCAATGTCACCAAATCTTGAAATACATGAAGATTTGGTGACAGGGCAAGAATATTACAGTCTTGAACTTGGAATATCTTATCCAAAAAAGAAATTTATGACTCCGGAAGAGTGGTTAGACTATCATCAATCTCCGGACAGCCAAAAGGAATCCCTCTATGTTAGCTATAAAGAGCGAGAAGAGATTGAAAAGCGCTGGGAGAATTTTATTGAGAATTGTCTCTTGGCCGCTACGTTGGATTGCTAGTTTCTTCTTAAACGAGTGGGAAGTTACTATCTGGATAGACCCACAGAAAAAAACTTTTTACAATTTTAAATGGCTTGAAAAGTGTGAATCTAAGCACTTAAAAGGCAAACTAACTTCAGGTGAATCCTTTGAGATGAAAACTCAAGATGCGTTCAACTATCAAATTAAAAAGGTAAAGTAATGCTAGGAATGATAAAAATGCTTCCAATTGTACTACTTCTTGCAGGAGCTGGGTATGCGTACCATACTACAGTTGTTAGTCAAAAAGATACAGTTATTGCAAGGCTAGAAACAAACGCAGTTACTCTTAAAGAAAATGCCGTTCGATTAGAAACTGCATTTGAAAAAGAAAAAAGTGCACGAGAGCGGTCCGAAAAGAACCTACAGGTACAACTGCAAGCAGTAGGCGCACTATCAGAGAAGAATAACGCAATGCAAGTAGAAATGGATGGGTACTTATCTATTTTTAAACGACATGACATGACTCGTCTAGCAAGAGCAAAGCCAGGATTGATTGAGCCAAGAATTAATAAAGGTACAAAAGAAGTTTTTCGATCTATAGAAACAGCCAGTCAGGAGGTACAAAATGCGGATTCTCAGTAGTGTACTTTTACTTACTTTGGGAGGCTGCTCCATGTTACAGCCGCAGCCTTTGCCCGCACCAGAGCCTATTATTAAAACAGTGACGGAGTACAAGACACTAGAAATTTATCAACCTCCGTTGCCTAAAGCAATTGACTTACGAGATGTAGAGTTTTTTGTATTGACAGAGAAGAACTTTGAGGAGCAAGTTGCAAAACTTGAAAAAATGCAAAGTGGCACGTATGTGCTTTTTGGTATTACACCACAAGACTATGAGAATATGGCATTTAATCTTCAAGAATTAAAACGCTACATTGGACAGCAAAAAGAAATAATTATCTATTATCGAGAAGCAACACAAAAAGATGTAGATACTGATGCTGACGATTGGTTAGAAAAGAATGAAGAAGTTTTAGAAGACCAACAATCTGAGTAAAGATTATGACAGTACAAATTAGTAGAGCTGATATTATATCAGACAATTTTTTAAACTTACAATCTGAGACACGCTTTCTTAAATTAGCTATAAGTCCCTACCTGGACTTACTAGGCATTACACCATTACCCTCTCAGGTAGCAATTATAAATGCGATAAATAACCCAAAATATCGCTTTGTTTGTGCAGCAGTATCGCGAAGACAAGGTAAAACATACATCGCAAATATTATCGGGCAACTAGTATCTTTAGTCCCCGGATCTAACATTTTAATAATGTCCCCCAATTACTCGCTGTCTCAGATTTCTTTTGACTTACAAAGAAATCTTATTAAACACTTTGACTTAGAAGTAACAAAGGACAATGCAAAAGACAAAGTCATAGAATTGAGCAATGGCTCAACAGTTCGAATGGGCTCTGTAAACCAAGTTGACTCTTGTGTAGGACGTAGTTACGATTTAATTATCTTTGACGAGGCGGCGTTGGCAGACGGACGTGATGCGTTCAACGTAGCTTTACGTCCTACTTTGGATAAAGATAACTCCAAAGCTATCTTCATCTCAACTCCTAGAGGCAGGAACAACTGGTTTGCGGAGTTTTTTGACAGAGGATTTAATGATGAGTTTCCAGAATGGTGCTCGATACGAGCTACTTATAAAGATAATCCGCGCATGTCTGAGACAGATATACAAGAAGCTAAAAAATCTATGTCCGAGGCAGAATTTCGACAAGAGTATGAAGCAGACTTTAACACTTATGAAGGGCAAATATGGAACTTCAGTCACGAAAAGTGTATTGCTAATAATGAAGAGCTTGACACTCGTCGTATGGATGTATTTGCTGGCCTCGACGTGGGTTATCGTGACCCAACTGCATTTTGCGTCATAGCTTACGATTGGGACGAAGAAGTGTATCACGTTTTAGACGAGTACCTAGATGCGGAAAAGACTACAGAACAGCATGCCGCTGTAATTCGAGAACTCTCGGAGAAATGGGAGATCGACTATATTTACATAGATTCCGCAGCACAACAAACTCGATTTGACTTCGCACAAAATTACGATATTTCTACCATAAACGCTAAAAAATCAGTATTAGATGGAATTGCGCAAGTCGCGGCAGTTGTTGACAATGACAAACTTATGGTCGATCAGCGATGCGGTGAAGTACTATCTTGTCTAGATCAATACCAATGGGACCCAAACCCAAACTTAGCTAGAGAAAAGCCAAAACATAATCGAGCATCGCATATGGCAGATGCTTTACGATACGCACTATACTCATTTGAGACAACTCAGAGTGGCTTTTAACGACACCTACAAAAAATAGTGTTTGACAATTTATCTTACAAGGGCTATAATTCAAAATGAAAAAGCTAAAAAGAGATCCTGTAAAATATATACGAGATCGCGCTAAATCAAAATATGAAAAGGGTACAGAGTGCCACATTTGCGGAGCTGATACCGAACTCGATTTTCACCATTTTTACACTCTAGCCCCTTTACTAAGAGAGTGGTTAAAGCAGAAAACGAAAGAACGACCCGAACATTATACTGACGAATATATTGTAATTTGGCGAGACGAGTTTATTGAAGACAAGTGGGCAGAGCTGTATCAGCATACAGCCACACTATGTCACAAACATCATTTGGAACTGCATAGATTATATGGCAGAAATCCAGCCCTAGTGACTGCAAAGAAACAGATGCGCTGGGTAGAGATTCAAAGAGAAAAACATGGCATGGTATGATAGACTAATTGGACGAAATACGGAGGAGAAGTTAAATCCTGCGCAACCATACTATGACCATAAAATAGAACCCTCTCGAGAACGTGTAGTAAATTACGAAAGAGCGTACGAGGATCTTGAAGTTGTAAATCGTGGCGTAAATATGATTGTTGACGATACTTCAGAAATACCTATTTCTGTAGGCGCGCAAGTTCAAGGATTGTCTAGTGTTGTAAAAGGTATAAAGCGTTCACGAGTAGAGCTTTTACTCAACAAAGAGCCAAATCCTTTTCAAGATATTAGCACATTTCGACGTAATTTAATTACTGATTTTTTGTTAGACGGAAATATCTTTATCTACTTTGACGGAGTACATCTTTATCATTTACCAGCAAACAAAGTTACTATCCATGCTGACGAAACAAAGTATATTGAAAAGTTTACATTTAACGAAATAATTAACTATAAGCCGAGTGAAATTATACATATAAAAGACAACTCATTCTACTCTATTTATCGAGGCGTTTCACGTCTAAAGCCTGCTCTTCGTACTATGATACTCATGCGAAGTATGCGAGATTTTCAAGATAACTTCTTTAAGAACGGCGCTGTTCCAGGGCTGGTACTAAAATCCCCGAACACACTATCCGAAAAAATTAAAGAAAGAATGATTCAATCTTGGTCTGCTCGATATAAGCCAGATGCTGGCGGTAGACGACCTCTTATACTCGATGGTGGTATTGAAATTGATAAAGTTTCAAATATCAACTTTAAAGAATTAGACTTTCAGGCAGCAATTGCAGAAAATGAAAAGATTGTACTGAAAGCACTCGGAGTTCCTCCTATTATGTTGGACTCGGGTAATAATGCTAATTTAAGAC